TTCAGTTTGGGCGAATCCTTTTAAAATAGAACCTATTATATTTTTTTCGGTTTTATTTAAATTTTGTTTCCAATCATTTATATCGCTCATCATTGGAACTTCTGTATGAATCCAATGGGCTTGGTGTTGTTTAAGCCAATAATCTGCTGCTTCAGGGTATTCAAAAGGTTTATAAACGATTCTTTCTTCTTTTAGGTCTTTTTTGGCCATTTTAATTATGTTTTTTTAATGTTGTAACTATAAATACAGTATATACCACTAAAATGTGAATATATTTTCAGCGGCCTTTTGGAGATTTCTTCTTTCATTACCTGTAAATCCTGCTCCATCAGGACCACTAGGGGTTTCATTGCTTATACGCTCGGCAAATTCAATTTTTCCAATAGAGGTATCCATAGTAGCATTAAAAGTTAAACCATCTACTCCATATCTATTTTTCATAACATGGAATCTTCCAGTGCTATTTTCTTTATCCTCTGTTTTTCTTGAAAGTGATAGAGCAAAGTCTGAAATCATGATTTTAGAATAACTTTCAGCTATTTGGTCCCCTTGAATGATATTATCTCTAGCTGCTGATCTATTACTTTGAGATGCTGTCCAAACTGGGATAGCTAATTCGGTTGACATTCCTCTTAGTGAAGTATAAATGTCATCTAGCCTATCTCTTTTTTCCTTTCCATTTTTAGTATATAAAAGATCTGCGTAATCTAACACGATAAGATCTGGTTCAATACCTTGCCCACGACATTTATCTATATGTGCTAATATTGTATTTACATTGGCTTTACCTGCAGGGTATTGTTTAATATATAATTTTCCTCTTAAACTTTCAAGTTCTTTTTTAACTTTATGTTTGTGGATTTTTATTTCATTTACTGGTATCTCTGTAAAAAAGGCGTCATATCTTTGGCCAACATAAAAATCAGATAATTCAAGGGTATAATGTAAAACTGTGTATCCTAGCTTAACAGCATGCCCCCCTAATGCAACAAGTGCCCATGACTTACCACCCCCTGGATTACCTACTAAAAGTCCTAAATCCCCTGTGCCTAAACCTCCTCCTAAAATACTATTAATTTCATTCCAAGGGGTTTCTACAGTAATTCTTGCTTCCTCTTTATATCTTTCCTCAATTTCATCCATATAATCATGTCCAATATTTTTTTCTATACCCGCCTTTAAAGCATTATCAATAAGACGACGGATATCCTCATAATTCCCAAGTTCAAGTAAATCTACAGAGGAAAGAAGTGCAGATTTTAATGTTTGGTTTCGACAAAAATCAAGAAAGGTTTGTTTAACATAATCAAGATCTGGAGAATTAGTAGATTTAAAAGTTTCTTTTAACTGCTCTTTTACAGCAACTTGTTGAATTTCATTTCTAATTTTTTCTACTTCAACCTTAAATACCTCCATTGTAGGAGTAGTTCTAAATTCATTAAAATACTCAAGAGTTTTAGATATAATCCATTTATTGGCTTCATTATCAAAAAAATCAGGTGAAACAATGTCTGCTACCTGCTGTAAGAATTCTTTATCCTTAATAAGGGACGATAATGTCTTAATTTGAAAATTATGTCCATATTGCTCTAATTTACTCATGTGTTATTTTTGCAAGATTATTTAATTTAAGGAAATTCTCAGTCAACCAAATATCAGGGTTTTGTAAACTATTTCCCATATAATCATTATTATATAACATAATAAAATCATTTCTGTGGAGTAAGTTCATTGGACGAGAAGATAAGTCATTTATTTGCATTTTTATATTACCCGATATTAGGGGATCCTTAAGGGACATCATTTTTTCATTAGTCTCTAGATTACTTTTATTTTCTACTATACGTTTATGCATTAAAGTATCTTGAGTTGTTGCATAATGTACAAGATAATCTAGATTTAATTCTTTACCTGTAATTTCTGGTATTACTTTAGTCATTTTCTTAGCACCTAACCCCTTAATACCTTCAAGATTGTCCGATTTATCACCTAGTAAACATTTATACATTAAAAAATTATGAGCTGGAATACCATATTCTGTAAATATTTGTTCTTTAGTATAGTATTTACGTTTATTAGGTGACCAAACAACAATTCTGTCATTTACAAGTTGTAGGAAATCTTGATCTGCAGACATAATAATGACTTCTTTTTCTAATATATTTTGACTTAAATATGCTATAACATCATCAGCTTCAACATTATCTATACCATAAACATCAACAGGAAGTAATTCTAAGTAGCTAAGTAGTCTTCTAAATTGAATTTTCATTGCTTCTTTTTCCTCTTCTAATGAGTTAAAAGCATCAAATTTAGTAACACGCTTGGGGGTACGATTAGATTTGTAATTAGGATTTATTTTTTTTCTCCTTTTACTACCTCCAGCACCATCATATACTACTATAACTCTAGTAGGGGACATTTCACGAATAGCAAATGCTAAGGATTTCATAAAACCCGTAATACCTCCTACAGGTACTCCTTTTTCGTTTAGGGAGCCATTTACTGCAAATGCTCTTAAAAAAATGTTTAACCCATCAATAAGAAGCACCCTATCATTAGGGTGCTTCTCTTCTAGGGTTATGTCGTTTAAAATATCTTCAAATTTATTCATTCTCTACTATAGTTTCATCAGGGTCGCGATCTAGGCCTTCTTCTTTTTCGTGACGATATTTCATAATATATTTATCACAAAGGGATTCATATAATTCTTCCTTAGCTGTTGGGTGGCTTTCTAATAAGTCCCCAAATTCCTTAGCTAAAAACTGGTGTGTTTCACCATCTGCTGTAGTATATTTATACCATGCTCCTCCTTGTTTTACAACACCATATTCCTTAAGTAATTTTAAGGTACCAAAAACATCATCAATCCCTGAGTCATAAAATACACTATAACGTACTTTTCGATTAGGGGGGCCTAGGCGGTTTTTTACAACCACACATTCTACTTCTTGGCCAACTACCATATCAACTCCATTAACTTTTTCTTTAATCTTACCTACCCCTTTGAGTCGTAAGCGAACTGAAGCGTGAAATTGTAAAGCTTTACCTCCTGATGTTGTGTATTGATCACCAAACGGCATAGCGTTTAGTTTTTGTCGTAACTGATTTGTAAATACACACAGGATTTTTTGCTTACCTATTAAGTTAGTAATCTTACGCATTGATTTAGACATAATGATGGCTTTTGCCGTTGCATATCCATCTTTATCATAATCAGCAGCAGACTCAATCTTAGTAGTGGCAGCGGCTACACTGTCAACAATAATTGTAACTAATTTATCTTTATTTTTTTCGCGAATTTTGACTATAATGTCTTCCATAGCTTCAAAAACATCCTCTATTGTATTAAGAGGAATATAAAGCATATCATCAACATCAACTCCTATGGCGGTTAAAAATTGAGCATCTAAAGATGACTCAGTATCAATATAAATTGCTACACCGTTTTGTTTTTGTGTAGAAGCTATAACGTGGGCTGCAAGGAGGGATTTACCGCTTTGCTCTAGACCCGTAATCTCAACAATTTTACTAACAGGCAAACCCCCGTTTGGTCTGTTAGAAATCGCTAGATCTAAAGGTGTGCATCCAGTGGATACCCATGACGTAACATCTGTTGGCGATTCTTCTCCTCCATTGAGGAAGTATGCAACCTGGTTGTATTCTTTCTTGAATTTTTTATTTAACGATACCGCTAATTCTTCAGTAAGACTTTCCCCTTTAGGGGTTGCTTTGTTGGATTTTCTAGCCATATTAGTTAAATAAATCGTCTATTTTAGAGTCAAGATCAACTTTTCCTTTTTCAGGTTCAGTAGCAGCAACTGTTTCTGTTTCTTCAGATGGTGCTAGGTACTTTTGAAGAGATGCTTTCATTTCATCAAATGAGTATCTATTAAATAACTCTACAGCATTTTTCTGATTTTCAAGATATCCTTCAGCATCTTCACCATTCTTAGAAATAGGAGACTGAACTGGCTTAACACGAACTGTAGTAGTATCATACATTTTACCTGTTTCTTTAGCAGGAATAACTTCAACTGTGATGTCTCTACCAGCAGCAATGTCTGTTATATCGCCATAGTCTTCATCCATCATAACTCCTAGAAGTTCTTGATAAACCATTTTACCAAATTCCCAAAAGCGAATGCCTTTATCCTCTTCACCACGTACTAGCACTGGTGCTAAAATACGCATTTTAGGGAATAATTTTTTAGCAAGAGCAACATTATCCGGATCGTTTGTTTTACGAAGTTTAGAAGCAAACTCTAAAATAGGATCAGACTCATCAAAATTTGAGAGTGCTAACATTCTAGGTTTATCAATACCGAAATAAAAATATAGCTCCGTAAAAGGAACATCTTTATTATGTTTATATGGTACAATACGTACTATAGATTTTTCACCACTTGGTGGTTTCCAAAAGTTCTTTTTAAAATCACTACCGGATTTTCCATTGGACTTATTTTGTAAGCGGTCCATACGCTTTCTAATTTCATCTAGATTCATGACCTGTTAATTTTGACGAAATATACGAACTTAGGTCAGTAAAACCAAATTTTTCCAGGGGGCTTTTTACAAACAGCTAAAGTATCTTTCACCCCTATCACACAGAATTGTTATAGCGGTTTTTTTATTATTATCTCTTAACCACTGAAAAGCAGCCATTACATTAGCACCTGCAGATATTCCAACAAATAGTCCATATCTTAGGGCCAAATGTTTTGCTACCCTTTTTGCGCATTCTGTATGTACTGTTTTTACCCCACCTATCATATTCATATCAACTAAAAATTTACTACCATCTCCTATACCTTGAATACCATGTAACCCAGGTTCACCCCCAGACATAACTGCACTTTCTTCTGGTTCTACAGCTATTAATTCCATTCCTGGAAACTTTTCTTTAAGATATTTTCCACAACCCATTATAGTCCCACCTGTTCCCGTTCCTACAATAAAAGCTTGTGGCCAACCATAGCGCCAAGACTCCTCTAATAAACTAGATTTTCTAAACTGTTTATTTATTTCGGGCCCTGTTGTTTTATAATGGGCTTCTATATTTAAGGGGTTATGAAATT